AGTCCGAACATCTGAGGGATCGAGGCGATGACTTTTTCAACCTCGTCGTTGAATGCTCCGATCGTCATGCGCTCGCTCTTGTCGAGGAGGTCGGCCATGGCAAGGTCAATCGGGCTGAGCCACTTGGCTGAGAGTTCTCTGAGTTGATCGTTGGTCACAGGGGTCTAGGGGTTATGTTTCACACTTCTGGGTTTTTGTTCGTTGGGAATATTTGGGATATTTCTCTTATATTGTACTCTTTTAAAAACTTAGAACTATAAAACAGACCCCTAATACCCCTATTTTGCCACTTTTTCGAGTTCTTCGACCTTGCGCTTCGCCCAAGCGAATCCTTCGTCACCGCCCCAGCCGTGCCATGCTTGCCAGCCTTTGCCTTTCTCATCCCATGTCGACCCCTGTTTATCGACCTCATGTCGAGCGAAGAATGAGACCATACGAACGACCGTTTCAGGCGATAGTTCGACTCGGTTCGATATGTCACGAGCGCGTGCTAGTCCGACCGCGATCATGCCGCGCTCAGATGGTGGCTTCGAGCGGCGCACTTCAAGCGCGTTTGATGCGTTCCTTGCCATCTCCTCGGTCGGGCGCAGATCAACGTCAGCTCGTGCCGACTCGATCTCTGCAGGGATGATCTCTGGAGGCAGGTCGTTGGCCGGCATCTCGACAAGATCGGCTGGCATCTCCTCACCGAATACTTCCTCACCTTCGAGTGGCATTGGGATGCCCAGCTCGTCGTAGAGCCACTGTTTTGGCATGGCGATGCCGATCTCCTTGTAGATCTTGACGCGTTCAGCGATTGACTTCTCATCCTTGACGACTGGGATGTCCATCTCGCAATAAGGCATGTCTTCAGAGGCGACTGTGCCAAAGTTCATCCTGACAATAGCTGGGATGAGTTGGCTTGTGACGATGCTGGCGACCCACGAAGAGACGCTTTGAAGCACCTCGCCGCGAATGCCTGCATGAACGTCGCCGAGAGCGCGTGAGCCTGTCCCGGTGTTGTCGGTCGTTAGCGTTTGGCCGAGCATGAGAATATCACAGGCTCTATCAGCGACGTCCATGAGGTGAGATTGAGGGAGAGCGTCGCCGCTCCCACTTATGGCTGAATGGATCTCGAAGTCGACGCCGGGACCCGTTGCCGCCCAGCCGGATGATCCAATCGACTCGAGCATGTCCTCGGCCTTGTTAAGTGCTTCCTCGGTGCCGTCAGTCTTTGCCGTGCGCATCGGGATTCCGAAGAGCTGTGCGAACTGCATGAGCCAGCCGAGTCCGTAGATCGATGCGAGCCAGTATTTTGTCAGTGCTCGTAAATTGGCGCCGTAGATCGGATGCGCTCCGCCTTGCGACCAGACTCCAATGACGAATCGGTCAGGTGGAAAGTCCTCGAGGACTGAGTTGTTGACGCCATCTGGTGCGATCATGAGGCGATCGATCTCGTTTGAGAACTGTGGGAATGCGAGATATTTCGCTGGCACCGGAGCGTAGCATCGCGGGGAGATGATGTTGTTCTCGTTCTGCCAGATGATCTCGACGACCGAGATTCCTTTTGCGTAGGCGTCGATCAAAGCGTGAACCATCTGCCCGGTGTCGAGTTCCCAGTGTCCAGGCTTCGGTGAGTAGCTGTTGAGAGCTCGCTCGACGACCTCTTGGATCTTAATTGCATGTGGTGTTGGATCCTCGGCGCCTTCGCGGATCGCCGGCTTGATCTCCATCTTGAGGCGGCTAACCGCACCGCTGACCTCATTGAGTGCTTTGCGCAGGCGCGGCCATGTGTCAAGCATGAGGCGAAAGAGTCGATCCTGATCCTCGAGCTTGCCGGTGCGAACATTGCGGAGGATCGTGCGGACCTGCTCCGGTGTTACGTTTGCCAGATCGTAGTCGTTTGTTCGATAGGTGGCAGGGATCGGCCACACGATGCCTTTTCGCTCGTCAATAGTCATGTGCTTGCCCTATCTTTTTATTGTTGACATGGCAAGGATGATTTCAGAGCGCGTTGAATCCGCGTGCTCGAGGCGTGGCGAACTCCGACCGCTTGAGTCGCGTCGCCGAGGCTGCTGACATGCGTCCGCTGTGATGAGCGCCGAGCGCGATGCAGGCGAGCAGCGCGTCGGCTCGGTCGGGTGACTTGAGTCCTGCCTTGCGCATCTTCTCCTTGTCCTCGATCCGGAGCTTGCCGGTCGCATTCCACTCGCTCTTCCTCGTCGTGATCTGGTCGTACGTCATGCGGTCGAGCTCGCCGAGGTGGATCTCTCCTCGGTGGATCGCCTGAGTCGCGGTGTGCCAGACCTCGCCGATCAAGTTGGCATACTCGTCGGAGTCCTTAGCTGCCTGACCGCCGTGGAACCGGTTGATGTGCCAGCCCTCCTCCGCCATCTGGCAGACGAAGCCGGTGCCGAGGCCGTCGGCATCTCCCCAGATCTGCCCTGGCTTGAGTCCGTGCTCCTCGAATAGCCGGATAAATTGACGAGCTGCTTGGACCGTGTCACGCTCCTGCCATGCTTTGACGATCTTCGCCGAGTTGCCTCGACGGATAGCTAGAACGTCCTCATCGCGGCCGGCTGCGAAGTCGCAGAATGCTACGACCTCACCTGTCTCGTCTGCCTCCGGCTGCCTCTCGATGGCAGCGGTAAGCCTAGCCGGGGAGAGAACCATGAACTCGTCGTCAGCGGTGAACTCGGCAAGATGCTTAGATCGATATAGCGGGTGATCCTCGCCGTATCGCTTGGCATCCAGATCGCGGCGCTCCTGTGGGATGTGCGGGCACTCGGTCGATGGCACCTTCCTTGTCCAGTAGAGCGAGGCATCCTTGTGGTGGCTGTCATAGAACTGACCGCGTGGAGCGCCTGGAGAACTGACCCAAAGTTGATAGTCGCGAGTGCATCGCTCGAATGCCTCGAAGATCTGATCCGGAACGGTCTTCGCTTCGTCGACGATAATCATGAGCGGCGCGTCTGGCTCGCCGTGCCAGCCTTCCGCCTTGCCAGCGTCGTCGGTTGAGAAGCCGAGCGCAAAGCCTCCCTCCGGTGTCCGCAGCTCCTCGGCCATGAAGTTCCATGTCGGGAACTTGTCCCGGTGCTTGCGGATCGCTGGCCATAGCTGGTTGGATAACTGCCTGAACGATCCGGAAGTGAAGACGACCTTGCCTCTCGGGTTCTGGTCGAGGAACCATAGGATGAGCGGTGCGACTAGCCGGTCAGTCTTGCCGCTGCCGTTCGCTGCGACCACGCTCGTCGGTTGCCTGAGCGCGACTGACTCCATCGCCTCGATCTGCCAGAGATACGGGATGATTCCGAGACGTTTGACGCAGAACTCTGTGGGTGTCATGGGATTCGCCTGACTCTTTGCTGCGCGTCCTCAATGACTCGCTTGAGCGCGTCCTCCTGCTCGGCAGGTAGGTTGATGACTGTGGCGGTCTTCGTCGAGTTGTCGATGTTGACCTCGACCTCTGCCGGTGGCTTCCATCCAGCCCGGCACTTGAGCCAGAAGATGCAGGCGGTAAGTGAATCCTTGCCGTCGCTGTTGGCTATGTCGAAGAGACGTTTCGCCATCCGGCTGTTCGCCTTGGCGTGTCCCATGTCGATCTCCGCTCGGTAGTGCTTCGAGAGCGTCTTGCGGTCGATCCCAGCCAGCGTGCATATCTGCTCCAGCGGCACGCCGATGCCAGAGAGAAGCTCGACCTGCTTCCTCCAATACTCAGTCGGCTCATATTGCGGCCTACCGACTGTTCGCTTCTTCGCTGGTGACTTCTTCGCGCTCATGCTATCGTGTTTACAAATTGGTCAAAAGTCTGTCCTGGTGCCGGAAGCAGTAGAAGGTCGGGACGGTAAAGCCTCGGCGCACCATAAATCGACGGCTCCCATGTTGCGAGCTTTGTTTGCTGCGCCTGCTTTACGATCCTGCCTGCTGAAATGTCTCGGACCACGTCGCGGAGCAGCCGAACGCCCATCGGTGCGAGATCGCGGGACCACAGCGAAAGCTCGTCGTCGTCGGGTCTGATGAATACGTGCTTCTGCGCAGCGATCGGTCCGCCGTCGACGGTATCGGTCAGCCAGTAGACAGAACCACCAGTTACCTTGTCACCCATGCGGATCGCCCAGCGGATCGAGTCACGCCCCCGGTGCAGAGGCAGAAGGCTCGGATGATATCCGACCGCTCCGAAGCGTGCCTTTAGCCGAGTTCTCTTGCCGACGAAGTCGTGGCTGTGCGCGGTGACTATCAGGTCGCAGTCTGGGCAGTTGTCGCACGTCAGCGTCCCTGCCTTGATAATCGGCGTGTCCGTATTAGAAGCGCAGATCCATAGCTTGTCCGGCTTCTCTTTATCGGTCGGGCAAGCGCAGGCGACCACGTCGTGTCCCTCCTCGCGCAGCATATCGAATACGTCAGCGCCGAATCGCTTCTGTCCTGCTACAACTATTTTTAATTTCACGCTCATGGTTTTGCTATTGGTGGCCCTATGTATTTGAACCCTTGGACGGCTCGGAAGTGTCCGCCGTAGCCGACACCGATTCCTCCGCCCGACTTGAGGATAGACTTCGCGCTCTTCGCTTTATTTCCTCCGTTCATCACGGCCGACACCTGCCGCCAGTCCTTGGATCTCTTGAGGAACTGGACGAGCTGCGGGTGCGACGTGTGGAAGTAGGTGGCGAACTCTTTGCTTTGCCTGCCTCCGCCTCCCTTGTGGTAGGCGCAGACCCAGTTTAAAAACCGCGTGCCGACGCCTGCGCCTTGCCATTCCGGCATGACGACAAGACGGGTCGCCCGGTAGCCTTTGATCTCGAACCGAGGCGTGACAGCGAGGTGCGCCACCAGCTCACCATCAACCAGTCCGACGAAATACTCGGCGGCGACAGGTCTCGGCAATTTCAGATAATAATGCGGCTCAAACATGGGCCAATAACTGGAGTTGACCTTCCTGATTTCAAGCTCGATAGCCGGGCGTTTCCATGGCCCGGCAGACCCTTTTTTGTGAGTTCGCCCTTTCCTGTATCATAGACCCAGTCAGGCTCGATCCAGTCGAGGATGTCGTAGTGGCAGGAGAGCAGCACGACCTTCTTGCCCGGTAGCCTGCGCCAAGTCTTCGCGAAGGCGAGAGCTCCGATCTTGGCAATCTGGCGATCGATGACCGAGGTGAACTCGTCGACTACAAGCACGTCAGGCGGATCGCACAGGCATCGAGCCAGTCCTGCGCGGAACTGCTGACCGTTGCTGAGCGCCTTGAACGGGCGCAGCCACGCGGGCACGTCGCCGAGCCCCACAGCCGCAAGAGCCCCGGTGACGGTGTTGAAGTCGCCGCCGGGCGCGATAGCGTCGACGATAGGCGCGTCGTCTGGCCAGTCTGCGTAAAGGTCGGTGATACCTCCACCGAGCGAACGACCGATGCTCGACTTACCAGATCCCGACGGACCGACGACGACGCCGATCTGCCAGTCCTCGGAAGGTGCAGGGATATCGGCGTCGAGCGAGAACGTGTCGCCTCGCTCTGGGTTGAATAGCGACTTGACTCTGGCTGCTCGATAGGAGTTGAAGTCACGGCAGGAGTTTCTGATCTCGACTTTCATACGCAGACGACTTTACAGGTTAGACCTTCTGACGTCAACCGCTCAAAGATTTGTTGCTGCTGTTCCTCTCCGGCGCAGATGACCGTGACGGCATACTGGCTGTCGAAGTTTCCTTCTTCCGGCTCTACCTTCTCCTCAGGGTTGAGTGCGTCCTCGATCGCACCTCCATCGAACCCGAGCAGCGACAGATCAAAGTCGGCCTCCCGCAGGTCTGCCAGCTCCAGCCCCAGCATCTCCTCGTCCCAGCCTGCGTTCAAAGCGAGCTTGTTGTCCGCGATGATGTAGGCGCGGCGCTGCGTGTCGGTCAGGTGAGCCAGCCGGATACATGGCACCTTGGCGAGGCCGAGCTTCTGCGCAGCCATGACGCGACCATGACCGGCGATGATGCCGTTCTGTCCGTCGATCAAGACAGGGTTTGTGAAGCCGAACTCTCGGATCGACCCGGCGATCTGAGCGACTTGTGCTTCGGAGTGTGTCCTCGTATTCCTTGCATAGGGAATGAGGGTTGTCGTTTGTAGTGTTTCAATTTTCATATCGGGGAAAAATATCTGACCTGATCCTTGTCCATCTTGTTTCCGCAATCAATGCAGACCCATTTGTCGCTGTATTCCACGGGCGTTCCGTATCGGCAGAACGGGCAGTCCGGCAAGTCGGCGAACGATCGCGGAGCATGGAACGGCTGCCCAGCTGGGCTGTGCGCGTCCTTGACGGTAGGGGTTGATTCAAGTCCTTTGTTCATGTCATTTGAGGTTGCGGATCCTGATCATCTGCTCGAGCGTAAGCTTGCCGTTGTTGCCGACTGCACCCGGACCGAGTCTCGCCCGGATCGTGTCAATCGCTTGCTGACGGATCTCCGGTGTGACATCATCGACGGTCGCCTCGACTCCTTGGTTGAAGCGGGTCTTCGGTGCGATACCCCAAGGCGTCAGGTCGAGCGCTGGGAGTCGCTCGCCTTTGCGGACGAGTCCTAGTTGCTCAGCCTCGGCTCGGCTGACCGGTTCGGTGGTCATGAATGAGTTGAATCCCCACGGACCCCATGGAACTTGGAAACCTCCGATGTCGGCAGCATTCTGCCTGAGCCAGAAAGCGAAGTCGTCATAGCGGCGAACTTGTCCCTGAGCTTCAACGTGTCGGAGTCGTGGCTCGATGGCGCCGGGACTGCGGACGAACCGAGCGGCTGGGAATAGGTTGATGCGGACAGGATCGGTGACGCGCATCTCGTAGGCTGCAAACTCTTGAGCCTGCTGGGTGTTCGTATTAAAGATGAGCTTGAGGCGAGACATCGACGCGATATTCTTGATCGAGTTGTCCTTGAAGTCGTCAGGCTCGGCCAATCCTTCGCTGATGAGCAGATCACCTGCTTTCTCGCGGAAGTCGGCGAGTCCGCTGACTTTGTAGGCTCTGCTCGGGATGCCTGATGGACTGACGATGTCCTCGGTCGTACCGGCCTGCCAGTCGAGCAGCATGTTGCGGAACCGATTAAGCACCTTTGCCGACTCGACAGTAGCCGAGAAGAATGACCGCTGACGGATCGCTGGACCGACGGCTTGCCATTCAGCCGAGTTGAACGATGCTGGGAACGCTTTGCGGCGCAGGAGCGATTTCAGTCCTTCGAGGTAGGCTTGCATGGCTTGTTGAGTTGTTTCTTGGTCAGTGGGTTGATCTGGTTGCCCTTTAGGTCGTAGCAGCGCATCCCTTTAGATGCGAAGTATCGGTCACAGGCTGCCGAGACGATCTTAGAGTTGCGGAACATCTTGCGGAGGCTCTCATCGCTCTCTGTTTCATCCTGCTCGTCTTCATCCATGGGTCATGATTTGATTTGTGGATGTTTGCGGATTAGTTCGACATAGCGTGCGTGCAACCACTTGGGCGGCGTGCGTCGACCCGATCTCCAGTCATAGGCAGTCGCCAAACTGCACCCGATCGCGGCTGCAATTTGCTTGGCAGTGTAGCCGGCGACGGATGACTGGAATGATTTGACTTTCAACTTTGCGATCATTGCGGTCAGATTAGTTGATCCAATCATTTTTGGCAATAGATATTTGAGCCGGTGATTTGCGGTTCTCGTCCATCAGTTTGAAGATCATCGCGGTGTTGTCTTCGATGGCTTTGTCGGCGATCTTCAGCTCATCCCGCAGGAGCTGTGCCTCATGCTTCCAATCGTCCCGGTCGCGCTCCAAGGATGCATAATCGTCAATAAGCCAGTCAAGCGCTTCGCCGACTGCTTTAGAGTTTGGCTGCTCGCTGACGTCGTCGCATCTGCGCCAGGCGTTGAAGCGTTTCAATGTTTGGATGTGGTTGTTCATATTGTTCATAGTTGTGATCTCCAGCTTCCCTTTGTGTATTCGATTTGAGGCTTGCCTAGCTCATGCCTGGCGATGTCCAGTAGCTTTTGAGCGCGGCGGGTCTGGCAGGCTTTGAGCGGTGCCGGTTGGGTGTATTGCCCGTCTACGATGTATTGCCAGTCAAAGCCGGAGCAATAGATCAAAGTCGAGACGCGAGCCGTTGCTTTGGCAATGGCGCGTTGTTTGGTATTTGTGTGGCTGCTCATTGTGTTTTTTCAATTCCGTAATCTTCGTCGGTGAGGTTGTCGGCTGCTTCGTGCAGGATCTCACGCACCTCTTCGAGGGTGTAGGAGTTTGACGAGTAGTAGGGGCAATTAGGTATCCACGACTCGACATAGGCAAGGATGCCTGCGGTCGAATAGGTCGGGGGTTCCGGCGGGTTGTCTGGAGGCGCGGTATAGCGGCTGAGGTCTTCTGATTCCGGCATAGTGTTTTGTGTTGGTTGTGGTTTATTCGATGGGTGAGAGGGATGGGGGTCTAGGGGTCATGTTTGGAACTTTGTCAGTTTTGTTTTGGGGTTTCTGTTTTTTAGACTGTGCCAAAATCCTTATATATTATGTTATTTAAAAAGTTTGTACTATAAAACAAACCCCTAATACCCCTGTTTTGCTACCGTTCATTTGAACACTAGCTTGTTTAAACGATCGCTTGAATTTCATCTTAAACAGTCGTTTGAATTATGCGTTTTTGAGGCTCCGCACCGGTCATCGACCGCAGCTCTTTCTCGAGCTCGCCTGGCTGATACATATCCGCGATCCCGACGCCGTTGTGGATGAGAGTGACCGGCTCATCGCTCCCTCCTTCCACGGCGGCTAGGGCTTCGGCGGCAATAGTTCTTACAGCATCCATGCGGTTTGGTAAGGTAATCACCCAATCACAATCAGCTAGTTTCCGCAAAGCATCCTTCAGCCTATCCCGCTGCTCGGTGACTGCATTGATTTCAGATGTGAGTCTTTCAGCTTCTGCGTGGTGGTCTGCAT